AAGATGAGGGCAGAGGTTTCAGTGGCTCAGATGGCTATTGTAAGACAGTTGAAGGAACTTGTCAAGCAAAATGGTCTATCTCTGTCTATTGAGGAATACAGACCTAACAAACAGCAGGGTAATAAAGACGAACGTATCTCAAGTATCTTAGAGCCACGTTATGACAACTTGTCTATGTGGCATTACAGAGGTGGTAACAACCAGTACCTAGAGGATGAACTAGGACAACGTAATCCACCACATGATGACGTAAAAGATGCACTAGCCACAGCTGTTGACATGGCTATTAAACCAACAAGAAATTTAGGACGTACAAACAGAAATAATATTGTATGGTCTGAAAGTAAATTTAGAGCAGGATCAAGATGACTACTACTTTAGACGTGGCACATATGCTAGACCCGGATCAGCTTGCAGTTGATATTGGTAACAGACACTCCGAGTGGCGTATGCTACGTGATACTTGGGTAGAGCAAACAAAAGACACACGTAATTATGTATTTGCTACTGACACTAAGACTACAGCAAATGCTTTGTTACCTTGGTCAAACACTACAACAACGCCTAAGCTGACACAGATTTACGATAATCTACTTGCTAACTATTTTATGACACTATTTCCACAAATGAAGTGGATGAAGTGGCAAGCGGATACTCAGGAAGATGCCACTAAAGACAAGCGTGACGTTATTCAATCCTATATGGAGAATAAGGTTGCTGCCAGTGGTTTTGAAGATGAAGTAAACTCTTTGTTATCAGACTGGTTGCTTACAGGTAACTGTTTTGGCATGGTTGAGTGGGTAGATGACTACATTATCCAAGAGGATGGTGAGTTTATCCCTCAGTACACAGGCCCTAAGCTAACACGTATTAGTCCTTATGACATTACTTTCAACCCTGCAGCTAAGTCTTTTGCTAACACACCTAAGATCATTCGCTCACTGAAATCACTTGGTGAAGTTCAGCGTATCATTGACAAGAGTGGCGATCAGACTATGCAAGCGGTGTTTGATAAATCACTTGCTGCACGTAACACAGTAAGATCATCTGATGGTCATATGGAGAAAGCTGATGGCTTTGTTGCAGATGGTTTCTCTAGCATCCAGATGTACTACGAAAGTGACTATGTAGAGATTCTTACGTTCTACGGTGACATCTATGACCACGAGTCAGGTAAACTTATGTCTGATCGTGTTATTACGGTGCTAGACCGAGCTTATGTACTTAGTAACGTTGAAGAACCTTCATGGTTAGGAAACTCGCCTATCTTCCACTCAGGTTGGAGGCCACGCCCTGATAACCTTTATGCAATGGGTCCTTTGGACAATTTGATTGGCATTCAATATCGTATTGACCACCTTGAAAACCTCAAGGCTGACGTATTTGACCAGATTGCCTATCCTATGCTTAAAATCAAGGGTGACGTTGAAGACTTTGACTTTGAACCGGGTGGTCGGGTGTTTATTGGTGAAGAGGGTGACGTAGGTTATCTTCAACCAGATGCTACTGCTTTACAGGCTGACATGCAGATACAAGAGCTTGAACGCCGTATGGAAGAGTTAGCTGGTGCTCCTAAGCAATCTATGGGTATCCGTACACCGGGTGAAAAGACTGCTTTTGAGGTACAGTCACTTGATAACTCCTCAGGACGTATCTACCAGCACAAGACAGCTCATTTTGAGCGTACATTTGTTGAGAAAATCCTTAATGCAATGCTTGCAATGGCTCGTCGTAAGATGCACATGTCAGACACTATTCGCGTAGTTGATGATGCTACTGGTATTCAGTTGTTCCAAGAGATTACCAAGGAAGACATCACAGCTAAGGGTAAGATTGTACCCCTTGGTGCTCGTCACTTCGCTGAGAGAGCACGTAGGGTGCAGAACATCACACAGATGTACCAAATCAAGGCTCAGGACCCTACAGTGGCTCCTCACATGTCTGGCAAAGAAATGGCACGTATTATTTCAGATGAGCTTGGTGAACCTACGCTCTTTGGTGATAACATTGCCGTTGCAGAACAACTTGAGACACAGGAAGCTATGCAAGAAGGGCAGCTTGCTCAGGAAGAGAGTATGATGGCTGCTGCAGACGCAGGGATTTAACCTATGAAGCAGAGCTGGTACACAGATCGTAAGCAAGACAAGGAACAGCGTAAAGCTGAGGTCATGGCTTACAAAAACGCTTTTGATGACTTAACAGAGGTTATCAAGAAGAATTATGTCAAGAAAGCTGCTGTTCGTAAGTACGACACAGAGAACTGGCATATCCAACAAATCGCCGTTAATGAGTACAATGCCGTTATCGACGATATACTTAACTTAATTGATCTAACCAAGGATTAACATTTAATGTCTATTTTTAATACTCAAGACGAAGCTCAACCACAGGCAGGTTCTGAGGAACATCAAGCTACAGATACAAACGAAGGGCAACAATCCTTTGTCAAACAAATCGTAGCTGAACGAGGAGAAACTTGGGCTGACCCTGAAGTCATTGCCAAAGGTAAAATTGAAGCTGACAACCATATTAAGTCTCTTGAGGCTCAATTGGCTGAGATGCGTGAAGACCTTAGCAAACAGGATTACTCAGCACAACTACTCAAACAGTTGCAGGACAAGGCAGTCGATCCCACATCGGCAAACCCTGCAGAAAATACTGAAGATAGTGGCACTGTTGACCCGCTTACCGGCGACGATAACATTGAAGAGAAATTAGCAAGCCTTGTTGAGAAGACACTGACTGACCGAGAGGTCAAAGCTACTGTAAAACAAAATATCGACTTAGTTGATAACACACTTACTGAAAAGTATGGTGCAGAAGCTAACGATATTGTAGCTAAGAAAGTAAAGGAACTTGGGCTAACCATGTCACGCATGGAAGAGCTAGCAGCCGAGTCTCCTACAGCTTTCATGGCACTTCTAGGAGAACCTGCCCCGACTAAGATTAACCTTACTCAGGGTGACGTTCAATCAGAAGCGGTTGGACAACAGTCAGGTGGCGCTAGGGATTGGAAATACTACCAAGACCTTCGTCGTAATAACCGTAGCTTATATTATAACCCCAAGACGCAGCAACAAATGATGGAAGATAAGCAGCGCCTTGGTGATAAGTTCGGTAACCTATAAATCAACATTCATTAATTCGTTTATTTTAGTGTGATTTTCTAAATTATGAATTTAGTTGTAATGACCAAAATAAACAAACCAACATCAATTAATTTGGAGTGATAATATGTCTGGAATGACAACTGGTAATACTAACTTGCTGATCCGTGATGAAATCTGGTCCAGCGAACTTAAAGAAATCCTGCGCGATGAGATGATGGCGCAAAAATATGTACGTATGCTTGAAGGTTTCCCTGATGGCGATCTGTTCACAATCCCTTCTATCGGTCAAGCACAAGTTGATGACTACGAAGAAGATACAGATGTACAATACCGTCCACTTGATACTGGCGAGTTCCAGTTCTCAATTACTGAGTACTTGTCAAGTGCAACATACATCACTAAGAAAGCTAAGCAAGACTCTTACTACATGTCTCAGCTTGTGTCAAGCTTTGTTCCTGAGATGGAACGTGCAATCATGACACACTTTGAGTCAACTACTCTTGCTACACCTGAGGTTGGCGTTTCTGCTAACTCAAACGAAGTTATCGACAGCATTGAGCACCGTTGGGCTGCTGGTGGTACTGGCGCTGTTATCAATGTTGATGACTTTGCTCGTGCTCGCTATGCACTTAAGAAAGCTAATGTTCCTGATCGTAACCTAGTGGCGATTGTTGACCCGTCTGTTGAGTACACACTTAACACACTAACTAGCTTGACTAGCGTTTCTGACAACCCACGTTGGGAAGGTATCGTTTCTGATGGTATCGCATCTGGCATGAAGTTTGTTAAGAACGTGTACGGTTTTGACGTGTACTGCTCAAACTACCTTAAAGACGTTACTGATAGCGCGTTGAACACAGCAGCTGACGCTGGTGTAGACTTCAGCGCAGTTAACGGCAAGGCTAACTTGTTCTTCTCTGCTGACCAATCAGCACAACCATTTGTAGGCGCATGGCGTCAACAGCCTGAGGTTGACTACGAGTACAACAAGAACAAACAACGTGACGAATACGTGACTACAGCTCGTTATGGCGTGAAGCTATATCGCCCTGAGAACATGGTTCGTGTTGTTTCTAAAACTAACGTTTAATCTTAGATAGAGAAGGAATATAATATGTCTTGGACAAATGCTGACGGTCTTACCGTTCTACTACATGGCGAACAGGGTGAAGTACGTGAGGGCGGTGTAACAGCCGACCCTATGTTCAAAACTTTGATCGTTGACCTTGACTTGACAGCTAATCGCGCTGTTAAACCAAATGATGCCTACATCCCTGCAGGTTCATTTATCAAGTCTGCTACTCTAGTTGCTAAAACAGCTGCTGCTGGTGGTACGTCAATTAACTTTGGCCTAGCTACTAAAGCTGGCGCTGCTATCGATGCTGACGGCATTGATGCTTCAGTTGCTGCTGCTGCTCTTGGTGCAAACAAAGCTGTCGTATGTGACGGTGCATTGGTCGGTGGCACAGCTACTGTTGGTGCAGCTGACGCATATGTTACAACTGCAAACACTGGCACATTTACAGCTGGCGTTGCTAAGCTTGTAATTGAGTACATTGAAGTTAAGTAATAGTAATCTACTGGGGGGCTTCGGTCCCCCTTTAGTGTATTTAATTAGCCTGAGGAGATACAAATGGCAAACGTAACACACAGCTCACTTACAGGGTCTAAACTACACGAACCTAAGGGTGTTGCATCTGCAGCTGTTGGTAAAGTATATATTTCCGATGGTGCGGGTTCTGGCAACTGGACCTACCTACCTATTGGTTGGGGCAACTATAAAGATGATGGCGCAGCACAGACATTTACCACTTCAGCTGCCAAACTGCAAAATGATGGTGCTGGTACGGATACAGATGAAACTAAACTACCACGTGAGATACGTGGGTTAAGTTCATTGTGGGATACAGCAACCGATAAGATTACCCCTATTACTGCAGGTGACTCCTATACACTTAGGATTGACTTGCCAATCACAGCTAAGACAGGCACACCTACTGAGCTAGAGTTTACATTAGATGTTGGTGGTGCAGCTGGTATAACTAACATTCTAGTAACACGGTTTATCTCAGTATCTAAAACGCCACCCTACAATATTTCAGTTGGTTTCCCTGTACCTTGTGGCACTGACTTTAAAAACAACGGTGGTCAGATATTCTTGTCTACAGATACAGGAACAATTGAAATTACTAAACCACAAGTGTTTATCTCTATGCTATCGAGTGGTAATATTTAATGGCTATCAAAAAGAATTTACTAGAGATTGTACAGAACATCTTAAGTGACATGGATAGTCAGGAAGTTAACTCAATTTCAGATTCTATTGAGGCAATGCAAGTAGCTCAGATTGTAGAGACTACCTTTTATAACATCATTGCTTCACGTGACATACCTGAGCACGAAAGTTTCATAAAGTTGACGGCACTGTCTGATACAGACTTTCCTACCCACTTCAAGTACCCAACTAACGTAAAACAAATTAAAAACTTATCTTATGATGTCAGCTCTGATAGCACATACGCATACAGTGATATTAAGTGGTTAGAACCCCTTGACTTTATTAATAGGTCAGACAGACGTAGCCTTAGTTCTGCAACGGTTGTTGATGATAAGGTTGCTGGCACTAAAATACGTGTCTATAACGACAGAATGCCATCATATTACACTTCTTTTGACGATGAGCACATTGTTATGGACGCATATGACTCTGACGTAGACACTACACTGCAAGAGTCTAAGACACGAGCTTATGGCACTACTTATCCGGTGTTCTCTCAGGATGATACTTATGTACCTGAGATTGATGGCACTATGCACCCTTACCTTCTTGCAGAAGCAAAGTCAACATGTATGTCACTACTTAAGGGTGGGTCAGATATGAAGGTAGAGCAATCTGCACGTAGACAAAAGTCCTACGTACAAAATGACATGTATAAAACTAAGAAGGGCTTTAAGAGACCACACTATGGAAGACATTAATTTTGAATTAAGTGAAGATGGACGTAAAGCTACTGTTACATGCCCATCAAAAACCAAGTCAGTGTACACAATTAGTAAAGACCTTAGTGGCTTTATCTTTTATGATGTTGTTGTTGACAAGGGTAAAATGCCAGATGCCTTATCCGGTAAGTTCTCAAGCATAGCTAAGGCTAAGAGAGCCATTGAAGTTTATCTAGGGGGCACTAAAGAAAGTTTAGCTGTCCGTAGGGATAAGATTGGCGCAAGGGTTATGAAAGAGATGGAAGATGAGTCAAAAGCAAACGCAAAAGGTAGTTAACACCTTTATTAAGGGCCTTATTACAGAAGCTGGTGAGCTTACTTTTCCACCTGATGCTTCCGTTGATGAGCTTAACTGCGATTTACGTAGGGATGGCTCACGTAGACGTAGACTTGGCGTTTTGCCTGAGTCTGGTAACGTTTTATCTACATTTACAATTGCGGACTCTGACGTTACAAGTAATGGCAACTGGCTTAACGTAGGTGGAGACTCTAGTATTGAGTTTCTGATTATTCAAATAGGGTCTACTTTAAGATTTTATGATAAAGCTAGCACACCCTTCTCTGGCGATGAGGTTGCTCAGACAATTAGCCTACTGCCGTATGAAGTTGCAGGTGCTGGTGGGGCAGCTAGTGCTAAGGCACAGTACGCCAGTATTAACGGCAACTTAGTTGTAGCTTCCCCTGCCATTAATACTATTGTAATTAGCCGTG